AAATTCAAACCCGATCCGGTGACGTCCGAAATGACGTAACTATCAAGTACGGTTCTAATTCGAGCAGCGAGGTATCCAACGAGGATTTGACGTCCGTGGCTACATTTGGCCGGTTGGCTCAGGTAATTACCACCACATTGCATGATCAAGCTGATGCGGAATCTCAGGCCGCATTTTATTTGACCCTGCGAGCATTTCCCGAAGCAATGATGCAATCAATTACATTTGAATTAACCAACCCTGAATTGGATGATTCGGACCGGGATTCCATGATCAACATATTCATGGGAATGCCACTGCGCATTGCCAATTTGCCAGCCAACATGACCGCCGGGCAATATCTTGGTTTTGTCGAAGGTTGGCAATTTTCGGCTGGGTATAACACCCTGTCGGTTACGGCATTGTTATCGCCATTGGCCTATTCTATCCAGGCATTGAAGTGGGAAGAAGTCAGCGTGTCGGAACAATGGAACACCATCACAAACACACTCACGTGGGAAAATGCGCTAGTCGTAGCATAAGGAGAAAATATGAGCAATCCAACAACCCCGTTTAACTGGCAAATGCCGACGAACACAGATTTGGTCACGGACCTGCCTGCCGATTTTGAAGTTTTTGGTCAAGCGGTTGCAACATCGATGGCCGATTTGCTTGGTGGCACATCGGGTCAGATTCTTTCGAAGGCCACAAATGCCGACATGGATTTCACCTGGATCGATAACCAGGTTGGAGACATCACATCGATCACGGCTACCACACCGTTAACAGGTGGTGGAACCGGCGGCGACGTAACCGTTGGAATTCAAGCTGCGTCAACGAGCCAATCCGGTGCGGTACAACTTACGGATTCAACATCATCGACATCGACGACAACTGCGGCCACGCCAAACAGTGTAAAAACGGCGTTCGATCTAGCAAATGGCGCAGTGGCCAAATCCATTGTCGATGCTAAGGGTGATCTGATTGCGGCAACCGCGGCCGATACCGTTTCACGGTTGGCCGTTGGTACCAATGGCCAGGTTTTAACCGCAGATTCAGCCGCAGCTACAGGGATGAAGTGGGCAACGGGATCATCCGGTGCATTGGCATTGGTCCACACCGAAACTCTTTCAGCGGTATCAGCGGTCAATATAGATAGCAAATTCACATCAACTTACGACAATTATTTGGTAATTGCAAACATTGAAAACAGCACATCAAACATTGTAACAGTTCAATATCGATCAGCTGCATCTACCATCACTTCAGGATATAAAACAACATATTGGTACACAGAATATACGAACAATAGTTGGGTCGTCACTTCCTCAAATTCTGCTTCTAATATCTACAATGTAAGTTCATCGACAGATAGAAATTTGATGGTATTAAACATAGGAAATCCACAAATTTCTGAATTCACAAAATGCCAAATACAAATTACAGACAACACTTATAACCTTGGATATTATTCAGTTTATCCGCAAACAACGGCAATTGATGGACTGCGGTTTTCATGTAACACAGGCACAATGACGGGCACAGTACGAATCTACGGATACCAAAACAGTTAAGGGATGAAAATGATACTTAATGAAATTATTCAGAAGTTAAAAGCAGATAATCCAGAGCCTTATGGTCAGACCAATGGCGTCAAATACAAAATGGAAGGCGATGAATTAGAGGCCTATTATGCGGCATCAGCGCAAATCATTTTAAATGAAAATCAGAAAGAAGCTGAGATTGCATCGAAGGCGACCGAAAAGGCGGCAATTTTGGATCGACTAGGGCTCACGGCCGATGAGGCAAAACTGCTATTATCATGATTTCATATAACGGATGGCCGGCATCGAAAGATCGGGCCGAAATCGGCATTGAAACGTTTTTGGTTCCTGGAACAAAAATCAAATTGCATTGTGCCAAATCCGTTGCACCGTTATTGGTGGGTTTTGCAGCTGAATTTCATGAGCTGATCGAACCCATTGATGAAGGTGGCCTGGATGATTGGGGTTATTGTTTCCGAATGGTACGTGGTAGCACCAACAGATTAAGCAACCATTCAAGCGGAACCGCCATTGATCTAAATGCCACCAGGCATCCATTGGGCAAGGTCGGAACATTCCCAAATGAAAAGGTTCCAATGATCCGAGCCCTAGCCAAAAAATACGGTTTAATTTGGGGTGGAGATTATCGAAACCGCAAAGATGAAATGCATTTCGAAATTGGGTTGACGCCAGCGAAGGTCGCTGCGCTAATCGAGAAGCTGGGGAAATCAAAGTGAATCAATTTAAAGCAATGGCCGCATCATGGTTGCGTTCATTCCTAGCTGCTGGGCTGGCCGTTTACATGGCCGGCGTGACCGATCCAAAGGCCATCGCAATGGCAGGCATTGCCGCCGTGGCCCCGGTAATCCTCCGGTACCTAAACCCCAACGATGCTGCATTCGGCAACAATGAAAAATGACCGAAACAATCGCCGCGATTGGATTGATCGCCGCTGCAACGATTTCATCGATTGCGGCCATTTTCGCAGCTAAGGCCGAAAAGAATTCCCGACCCGTTTCAAATGGATTCGCCGAAGGCATCCGGGGTGATGTACGGGAAATCAGGTCATTGCTCATCGAGCATTTGAAGGACCATCCGAAGGGTTAGACACGCCGAAAATCACGCGTGAATCTTGATTTTGTCGGTCCAATGCGTCACATTATCTCCAGGCAGACCAACCAACTGCCATCGGGAGAAAAAATGAGCATGGAACAAATCATTGGGTTCGCAGTATTGGCCCAGCTATCAATCGGAACCATTTTGTATTCAATGGGTTACCGGGACGGAAAATCGGTGGGCTACCATCACGGCCGATCCATTGGCATGGCCATGGGCAAATCTAAGGTGGCCAAATAATGTCGTTCCTCGACCATTACGAAACCGTAAATCAGAAAGTCATCAGACTGCACGCCACCTATCCAACCAACCGAATTGAAACATCGATCATTGATTGGAATCCGGAAAAGGGTTACATCCTGATTGAATGCCGAATCTATCGTCATTATGAGGATGAGAAGCCAGCCGCCATCGATTATGCACATGGCATGGTTACGGCGTACAACGTCCAAATGAAGCGTTGGTACGTCGAGGATACAGTCAGCAGTGCAATCGGCAGAGCTGCGTCGGTGGTATTAGGTACCGAAGAAAAGGCATCGAAAGAATCGATGATTCAGGTCGAGACGATGCCGAAGGCGTTCATCGATGATGATCCATGGTCAAGGCCATTCGGCGAGGATGGGTTCACAACGGCATCAACGGCCATCCAGGAGATCAAAACGCAACTTGGTGGGGAATTGGTCGGAGAAGCCCCACAGTGCGTCCATGGACACCGTATTTGGCGAGAAGGCACATCGGCGAAAACCGGTAAAGCCTGGGCCAATTACTCATGCACCGAGAAAAGCAAGGCAACCCAATGTGGTCCGATTTGGTACGTACTAGCCAGCGACGGCCAGTGGAAACCACAGGTGTGATCATGGGAGACATGGAAATGATCAAAATTGCCACCGGCGAGAAAACTATCTTCAAACGTGATGGATCTGTGATTCGTGAACCGAACCCAATTTCGATCGATTGGTGTGATCGATGTGAAAAATGGAAACCATTGGAATTTGGTCGATACGTCACGGTTGACGGGTTGCACCTTATTTGGGAATGCATGGACTGCAAATGATATTGGTGAAATTGACTCACGATCAGGAAATGGCGTGCGCTAAAGCTGCGCTGGATCGGGCCGTTGGTTCCGAAGGTTTAAAAGATTACTCGGTGCAAAAACTGAATCTGTTTCAGGACATTGCTCGAAGTAGCGAAGCCATCGGAGCCGAAAACGCCGTCGCGAAGTATTTTGGAATTGATGAATGGAAGGCCACGGTCAACACATTCAAAAATCAGGCCGATGTGGGATGGAATTTGGAAGTCAAACACACCCCATGGAAGGAAGGCTGCCTGATCCTAAGGGATCGTGATCGAGCTGATGATGTGGCCGTTTTGGTCACCGGCAATTCGCCAAATTACTACATTGTGGGATGGATTCCGATTGGCATGGCACGCAGACCATCAAGGCAACGCAGCGATGGGTCATATTGGATCAACCCATCAGATTTGAATCCCATCGAGAATTTGAATAGGAGCATTTATGCGAGAAACTATCAGGCTTGATTGCCGGGTTGAAAAAAAATCAACCGATCATCAAATTGTAAAGGTGACGGACAATTTGCCACCGTTCGTTCATTGCGTTGAATGTCTATCATGCGGCACATTGGGCATTGCCAGTTTCCAGGTCGATGATGCCGATTTATGAGTTTAAATGTCCGGTGTGTTCAACTGTAAAGCCAATCAAGGCCGGATTCGATGAGGATTTCACACCACCTGGTTGCCCGTATTGCATGATTGCCATGGAACGGATTTGGACATCAACGCCAATCCATTTCAAGGGTACAGGCTGGGGTGGGGACAAATGACCAATCACCTGGACATGGATTTTGGTCATGAGCTGATAGATCATGGGACGTCTGATGACTATTACACGCCGCCATTCATATTCGATGCCTTAAACATCGAATTCGACATGGACGTTTCTGCACCGCCAGGCGGCGTCCCATGGATACCGGCAAAACGTTCATTGACGATCATCGATGATGGGTTGGCCTCAGAATGGGTGGGACGCGTGTGGTGCAATCCACCTTATTCAAACGTAACGCCATGGGCCAAAAAATTAATTAAACATAACGATGGAATTGCGTTGGTACCAATGGCCAAATCGGGTTGGTTCAATCTCATTTGGGATCACGCATCAGGGGCATTGCCATTGCCAGCCAATCTTAAATTCGTTCGATCCGACCAAACATCCGGGTCGATCATGTTGCCCGTCATGTTATTCGCATTCGGTGAGGCCAATCGCCAGGTGCTAATCAATAGCGGATTGGGCAAGGTCCGTTGATGATGCCTGTGGATAACCTGTGGACAACACGCCGAGGCCCCGTTCAAGTTATCCACATTCTTGCAATGTATTTGACTCGTTCGGTACGCTGGATTCGCTTAAAGCGAGCCGCTGAGGCGGATTGCTCGCTTAGGCGTATTCTGCTATTGCCACAGTTGTGCCTACTTATAGGCTTGATTTCAACAAACGTGCAACCGGTTCACGCAGCTACACAGACCGACTATCTCAAACTATATGCACATTCAAGGATCGTTGATTTCAAGCAATATCAATGCCTTGTAAAGATCATCACTAAGGAATCAAGGTGGAACCCAAACGCGGTCAATGGAAGTCATTACGGCTTAGGCCAAATGAAATCACAATGGTATAGACACCTTGACCCATTCAGGCAGATCGACGAAACCATTCGGTACATACGCCATCGTTATGGTTCAATGTGTAGCGCATGGACTCATCATCAGGATAGGAATTGGTTCTAATGTCTAAGGCATGGAGATCATCAGACCGAAAGGGATGGCGACGCATACGCGAAAGAATCCTGGCACGTGATGGATACTGTTGCCAATCATGTGGTGAGAGTGAAGGCAAGATGCACATCGATCACATAGTGCCGAAACGATTGGGTGGAAGCGATTTGGAGGAAAATCTGCAAGTTTTGTGCCAATCATGCAATTTGCGTAAAGGTGGCAGTTTTTTTGAACACCCTTTAACACCCCCGACTCT